ACAGTACGTCCAGAAAGCGGTTTAGTAATCGCAGTAGCTAAGTAATTTAGCTATTAGTTTGGGAGGCTGCTTAGGTGGCCTCCTTTTTTAATTTAAGTTTCAGAGGTCTGAATGGCGATATTTAGAGGAACAGGTGGAGCTGGTAGTGGTAATAATGACGCTACTGTAACCGCTGTAACAACTAAGGCTAACGAAGCCGCAACTTCTGCAACAGCCGCAAGTGGTTCTGCATCGAGCGCATCAAGCTCTGCAACTGCAAGCGCTAATTCCGCTTCCACTTCTAGTACTAAAGCAAGTGAAGCATCTACAAGTAAAGACACAGCAACAACTAAAGCTAGCGAAGCATCTTCTTCCGCTACCGCTGCTGCTAACTCGGCAACAGCATCTGCTAACTCAGCAACTGCATCAGCAAACTCCGCAACTGCCGCAGCTAACGCAGTACCACAAGATGAGTTAGCTGCTACAGGCTCACCTACTTTTGCTGCTATAACAATTAATGGTAACATTACTGTATCTGGTACAGTCGATGGCAGAGATTTACAAACAGATGGCACTAAGTTAAATGGCATTGAAGCTAATGCAACAGCAGACCAAACTAATGATGAGATTAAAGCCGCAGTAGAGGCAGCATCAGATAGTAACACTTTTACGGATGCTGACCATACTAAATTAAATGGCATTACTGCTAGTGCTAACAACTATGTACATCCTAACCACTCAGGCGAAGTTACTTCCACAGCCGATGGTGCAACTGTTATCGCATCTAATATCGTAGATGAAGATAATTTAAAGATTTCTAACTCTCCTAGTAACGGCTACTTCCTATCAGCCCAGTCAGGTAACTCTGGCGGCCTTACGTGGGCTGCTCAAACTACCTATAGTGTTGGAGATGGTGGGCTTACTAGTAATGACTTTACAGACGCAGACCACACAAAGCTAAACGGCATAGCAGCAAGCGCTAATAATTACGTACATCCTAATCATAGTGGTGAAGTAACATCTACTGCTGATGGCGCTACAGTAATTGCTTCCAATATTGTAGACGAAGATAATCTAAAGGTTTCTAACTCCGCTGTAAATGGGTATGTATTAACAGCACAGTCAGGTAACTCAGGTGGTCTAACTTGGGCAGCCTCAGCCGCAGGTGGTGCAACAGGTGGTGGTAATGACGAAATATTTTACGAAAACGGCCAGACAGTAACGACAGACTACACTATTACTAATAACAAGAACGCTATGACAGCAGGTGCAATTACCATAAACTCAGGTGTAACTGTAACTGTACCTAGCGGTTCAACATGGACAATAGTATAAATGAGTACAGTTAAATCAAGTAGTGAAGACCTAACCTTAAATGCAGATGGCTCAGGTAACGATGTAGTAATTCAAGGTAATGGCACTAATACAGCTACTATTACTGCTGAAGGTTTATTAAAGTATAACTCAGGTTATGGTTCTGTTGCAACTGCCTATGGTTGTAGAGCATGGGTAAACTTTAACGGAACAGGAACAGTTGCCATCAGGGGTAGTGGTAATGTAAGTAGTATTACAGATAATGGCCTAGGAGATTATACTGTAAACTTTACTACAGCTATGCCCGATGCTAATTTCAATGTTGTTGGGATGGTCTGTGCCACCTCGGATGGGAATAAAAGTTCATTAAGAGGAATTAGTTTATATGGCCCTGCCTCCATTACAACCACTACTGCTAGAATTAGAACTATGAATGGTATTAATACAGCAGCTTATGATGCAGAAACAACTAGCGTTTCAATCTTTAGATAAGGACAATTATGAGAATTATATACGAAACAGAAGAAGGTGGTGTAGCAGTAATTATACCTGCACCTGAATGTAATTTAACTATTGAAGAGATTGCAGCTAAGGATGTACCTAAAGGCGTTAGCTATCACATTGTAGACGCATCAGAAGTACCATCAGATAGAACATTCCGTGGAGCATGGTCATGGGAATAGTAGTAAACGTAGATAAAGCTAAAGACATTACTAAGGATAGATTACGTCAAGAACGTGAGCCTTTATTAGCAACTCTTGACATTCAGTACATGCAAGCACAAGAAGCAGGTTCTAATACTTCAGCTATCGTAAGTAAGAAACAACAGCTACGTGATGCACCATCACAGGTAGACAGTATGACTACTGTAGACGAACTAAAAACAGCAGCGTTACCAGACGTAGGTGTATAAATGGCAATAACATTAAATGGTAACGGCACTGTCACAGCGGATACTGTAGTCCTTACTGCTGGGACTGTTACAGGTAGCACAACCAATGGTGCAGTTGGCACTTATGCTTGGGCTACATGGGAAAATAGCAACACCGCCGCTGCACAGATGGTATTTGGAACTACCTACGCTGGTAGCCTTCTGTTTCCTGCTGGCTTTGCATCATCCAGCGCCACAGTAGTTACTACAACAGGCCAAGAACACGTAAGGTATGGCAGTGGTAGCGCCATTTCTGTGAAAGACGGCACTGTTTCAGCCTTTAGTGGTACTTGGCGATGTATGGGACAAACGTCACCAGTGGCTAGTGCCTATGACGAGCAGCCTGTAACCCTATTTGTAAGGATTTCCTAATGTCTGTTATTATTACAGAAGTACGCAACGCACAATCTCTACAAGCAGACAACCTACGTATGGTCGTAGAGATAAACCACCCAATACATGGATGGATACCTTATGGTATAGACCCATCCGATGCTGATACAACCATTGACAACTATGAAGTGATGGCTCTTATTGGCTCAGACTTTGCAGCTTACGTACCACCAACCCAAGAGGAGCTTGATGCACAAGCGGATAGTAGAAATCGTAGTTTACGTAACACACTCCTTGAGACTGAAGTAGACCCAATAGTTGGTAATGCCTTACGATGGTCGGCACTTTCCTCCGAAGAACAGGCGGCACTAGGTGTATATCGACAAGCACTACTTGATGTACCACAACAAGCTGGTTTCCCTAACACACACACATGGCCTACTCTATGAGTCAAGAAGACAACAGATATTTAACGGAAGCAGACATAGACACTATAGCCGAGAAAGCCGCTGAGAAAGCCTTAGAGAAGGTCTACGCAGACGTTGGTAAGAGTGTTGTAAAGAAGTTTCTGTGGATTAGTGGAGCTGTAGCTATTGGTTTAGCCTTATGGCTATCAGGCAATGGTGGACTACCAAAGGTATAACAATGGCAGCTAATAAAAAAGACCCACGACTAGCAAGGGTTGGTGTATCTGGTTACAACAAACCTAAACGTACACCTAACCACCCTAAGAAATCACACGTAGTAGTAGCCAAAGAAGGCGACAAGATTAAAACTATTCGCTATGGTGAGCAGGGTGCTAGTACAGCAGGCAAGCCTAAAGCTGGCGAAAGCGCACGTATGAAAGCTAAACGTAAATCATTTAAAGCACGACATGGTAAGAACATAGCTAAGGGTAAGATGAGTGCGGCTTACTGGGCTAACAAATCTAAATGGTAATTCTTGACATTGCCTTAAAAACATGGTATAATAAATAATGACTTACTTAGAAGTAGTAAACAATATATTGAAGCGGTTGAGAGAACGAACTGTATCGACTGTAGAAGAAAGCAGTTACTCTTCTCTAATAGGGGTACTAGTTAATGACGCTCTCAAAGACGTAGAAAACTCACATAGCTGGTCTGGGTTACGGACTACTCTTACGGCCACTACATCGGCTAACGTATTTAGCTACGAGTTAAATGGCGCACAAAACAACCTAACAGTATTAGATGTCATCAACGATAACGATGATTTTTTCCTTAAAGAAAAAGATGCTCATACTTTTAACAGTTACTTTTTAAATCAGTCACCGCAAACAGGCTCACCCTACTACTACTCCTTCAACGGCATTAGTGCAGATGGTGATACTCAGGTTGATTTATTCCCAATCCCAGATAAAGAATACACTATTTACTTTAATGTAGTTCTTCGGTCAGCAGATATGACATCAGACGCTACTGTATTTAGCGTACCTACTAAGCCTATTGAGCTGCTAGCTTATGCACTAGCCGTAGAAGAGCGTGGCGAAGATGGTGGGGCTAGCCCTGTTAGCGCATTTGCCAGAGCGCAGAATTCTTTGCAAGATGCAATAGCTTTAGACGCACTAAAGCATTCGGACGAGACTATTTTCTATGAAGCGTAGAAGCGTATTTTTAGGGGCGCTAGCCACTAGTGCGACTACGTACTACACTGTGCCTGCCAACACTAGGTCTAAGCTAACACTACTACACGTAGCTCCTACAAGTGCTACAACAACTATACCTAATCTAAGTATTAAAGTAGGCGATACTACTATACCTGTAGTAACTGCACAAAGTTTAGCTGTTGGTACTTCAGCTACTTACTTTTCTAGTACTGAATACGTTATGTTGGAAGCTGGTACACTAGTAGTTGCACACTCAAATAACTCAGCCTGCTCATTAATTATTACAGTGGAAGAAGAAACTTCCGTAGCGAGTACATTCTAATGGCTAAACCTCTAGTAACAGCATCGTTAGTAGCACCTGCTTTCTTAGGTTTAAACACTCAAGAAAGTAGCGTAGCCAACGACCCTAAGTTTGCTCTTACTGCTAACAACTGTGTCATTGACCAGTTTGGTAGATTAGGCGCACGTAAGGGTTGGCTATATCGCACTAGCTCAGGTGGCAGCAATGTTAATCTATTGGGCATGCACCCATTTTTAGATATAACAGGTGCTAATACTTTAGTATCGTGGAGTGCTACTAAGTTTTATACTGGCCTAGCTACTCTGACTGAACGTACACCCACTACTGGCGATACAATAAACGCTGGCAACTGGTCTTCGGCTACTCTTAATGATAGAGCATACTTTTTCCAACGTAACTTTGAGCCGTTGTACCTCAGTAACGAAACAGGCTCTTTAGTATTTGAAAGCCTTGATGAACATGATGACTACACTGGTACAGCACCTGAAGCAGATATTGTCCTATCTGCCTTTGGTCGTCTATGGGCTGCTGACACAGTAACTAACAAGACTACAGTATTCTTTAGTAACCTATTAAATGGGGCACAGTGGGGCACAGGTAGTGCTGGCTCTATAAATATCTCAGGTGTACTCCCTAAAGGCCAAGATATTATTACTGGCTTAGGTGAGATGAATGGTTTCTTAATAGTGTTTTGTAAAAACCACATTGTTATTTACAAAGATGGCGATGCCTTTGGTTCTAGTTTTGACCCAACATCTTTACAGTTAGTAGAGGTTATATCTGGCGTAGGCTGTCTAGCAAGAGATAGTATTCAAAACACAGGTACAGATATTATCTTTTTGTCAGGCACAGGCTTACGCTCTCTAGGCAGGACAGTTCAAGAAAAGTCTCAGCCAATGAATGACATATCTAAGAATGTGCGTGACTTGTTTATGGATGATGTTAATAGAGAGGCTAACCCACATTTAATTAAGTCTTGTTACTTTCCAGAAGAAGCATTTTATATTATTAGCCTGCCAGAAGCAGAGGAAGTATTTGTATTTGATACCCGCCAACAACTAGAAGATGCTTCACTACGAGTAACTACTTGGAATAACTTAACTCACACAGATTACATATACGACCCTACTGCTAAGACAATGTACATGACTGAGG